GTTACAATACCCCAAGGAGAAATTTGCTTAGCAACCTTCTCACCAAGAATTTTGCAAAGACGCCCATAAACATATGGAATATCATAATATTCAGAATTCCATCCAGTAATTACTTCTGGGTGATTACTTTCCCAATAGAACATAAACTGATCTAAAAGGTCTGCTTCACCATTACACTGATAATACCTAACTTTTGAGTTTGTATTAATGAATGGTCTTACTCCCCAAGTAAGAATATTTTTGGTAGCATAATCTTGAATGGAAATAGTAAGAAGTTCTTCTTCACAAGATTGAACATCAGGAAATCCATTCTCAGATGCTACCTCAATATCAATTGTAATAAGTTTAATTTTAGTAATATCAAACTTTACTTCTCCAGGATATGTTTCTGAAATATATTGATTGATATACCTTGTATTTCCATACAAAGCAAAGTTATCTACATTCTCATATTTACCAATGAATTCTCTTGTTTCTCTAATAGTTCCAGGTTTAATTTCATCAACATAAGTTCCCTCAAGGGTCTTATATTTTGTTTTCTTTTTACTGGGTACAAAAAGCGTAGGATAAAAAGGTTCCCTATTCTTAAAATGCTCACCATTATCAAAACCTCTGGAAAGTATTTCATTTCCAACAAGAACTACATTAGTATAATATTTCATTTAATAGTTTTCAAATAAAGTTCAATTTGATCTGGTTTTGGATCAACAATAGTAAAGATAGAATCAGAATGAATCATAAGTTCTTTCTGATCAGTAAATACTGGCCACTTCCTCATATCATAAGTTGTGGCATCAGACACAAGCATCTGACAAGGATTGACCAGTTTACAATCTGGTTCTCCAAGTTCAGATTCTACTTCATGTATTTCAGTAATAAGAATGGAATCATTCTTCAGGATTAGAATCTTCAGGTTTTGCATTCAATCTCTCCAAATAGGAATTTTTAACTTCATCAAGGGGTTCTACAATAGACACAACCCAATCACAAGGAATTGGAATATTTTTATCTTTAGATAATGCTGCATATGGATAAAAAGAAACTCTAGTAGGAAGTTCTTCATCACCATCTTCCAATCTAACAAGGTAAGGATTATTAAGAACATATCCAATAACCTTGTCCCCAGAGACCATTTCTTTTACATCAGCAACAACATCTTCATAGGATTTCAAAATCAAAAGTTTAACAGACATAATTTTCTAAAGTAAGTGTTTTATCTTGTAGTTTTAAAATGTGATCTGCAAGTTTGTCTATGTAACCTTTGTTTCTTAATTCTTTGAAAACAAGATTTTCAAAGGCAAACTCTCCAGATTTATCCAGTCCAGCATTTCTCATATCTCTGATTTTTTTCAAAAGATTTTCCAATACTGAGACATTATTTGAGTGCTTAATCACACTGTTAATCTTACCAATCATATCATCAACTTTGGTTTTTAGCAAGTCTCTATCAATAGTTCCATCAAACTTGCCTGGGAAAATTATCCACTTATTATACTTTACAGAATACACTCCTTGATTCTTTCTTCTCTTCTTTCCAACTTCTTCAATATAAGGTTCCACAGCATGTCCATAGATTGTAACATCATGAGTCAAAGTCCAAAGTTGCTTTTTATCTTTAAAATAATCATCCAAAAGTTCAGGGCAATTTGGTGATTTACTTTTATCAATGACAACATGCAAATCTAAATCAGAATATTTTGTATAGTTATATCCAGCATTACCACCAAGAAGTAAAATATCCTCTATACCTCCTTTATCAATTCCAACATAATCTACCCAAGCAGCAGCAATCTTTTTAAGTTGTGTTCTAACTTTTGGACGCAATCTTTCTCCATCCCAAAAAGTAGGATTCAAAGTATCATGTATTTGAAATGATATAGATTCTCCAAAAAATCCTTTATATGTTTTCATCTATCGCTTTTATTGGTATTTATAAAAAGGGGGGAATGGATGACTGTGACCATCCTTCCCCCAGCAGCGACGATATTTGATTCATAAACTATTTATTATTTCTCCTTTCCAACCTTTATGGTGATTTCTTTTCCCCCTCATAACAGCATTCATATGTCTATGATCTAATTCATATTTTTCACAGGTTTTTCTCATACTTTTTGTTATAATGATATCTCCATTTGGAGATATTAGTCTGTATTCATATCTTTTATATTTTTCATTAGTATTATAGGATTCTTTTTTCTTATAACTATATGCACATCCACCTTTCCAATTCCAATGATTTTCTCCCAACATAGATTTACTTCTTTTTATTTTAGAACTTTCATATAAACAAGAATTATAATATCTTCCTTTTGATTTCATATTGATATGGGCACATAACATTTTTTGAGTGTTTTTATGCCTCATTCCATATCTCTTTTCGCATATTTTTTGCAAAAGAATATGCGCAATGTAATGTTCTCTTCCAGTAAGCACAACAATTCTTTTATTATTTCCAAAAATACTTACTGGAAATGTATGATGTTTTTCTGTATAACCTTTAGGAGGAGTTCTATTCTCTGCTTTCCTAATAAGTTTACAATAAACTTTTAAATAGTTCATTTATATTCTATTGAGACTGCATTAGTATTTATAATAAAAAAGGTGCTCGAAAGCACCTAATCTTACCTATGAAATTGCAGTCTCAATAGGTGTAATTATTTATCATTCACGCTTTCTTTTAAAAGCACATACTTTTTTTCCAGGAGCCATCTTATAATCTACAGTTTTACCATAACAATTAATTTCTGGTTTGTATGGTTTGGTCCCAAAATCACCCTTCATTTCCTGGACTATCTGCATGAACTCCTGAAACGATTTCATATACCTTTCTTTTCTGATGTTCTGGAATAACTCTATTTAGTTTGATGGTGAGTAATCCATCTTCAAAAGAAACATCACCAACAACTACATCATCAGAAAGAGTCCAAGTACGAGTAAATGCTCTTTTTGCTAATCCTTTATGTAGATATTCATCACCAGTATTATTAACTTTTTTTGCCTCTACAAAAAGTTTATTCCATTCTGTAGTAACTTCAATATCTTCTCTCTTATATCCAGCAAGTGCAATTTCTAATCTAAAATCAACACTACTTTCTTTGACCAGATTGTATGGTGGATAGTTAGTATGCGATTCAAACGCAGTATCAAACCTCTTAAACCACTCATCCAATCCAATACTATTTCTTTGAATATCAGCCAGATACTTTGCTGTTTCTGGAACTGAAAGTGTAAGCGAACTTGTTCCAAACATAATAGACCTCCTTAAGCGTCTTTTAGTGAGTAATGTCCCCGAAGGCAACATTACTATTATATATTCAGAACATAAAAAAAGGGGAGTGTTGAACTCCCCACTTTTCTATTCAGTTTCCTCTACTCTCTTTTTTTTAGCACCAATATTATACTTGGTTTCCAAAATCCACTCATCCTTTTCTTTATAAGAAAGAACTTTAATTTGATTAAGTGGAGCAATATCTTTAATCTTAGTTACATCATTAATGGTAACAAGACCCCAATCTGCAATCAACTGAGCAATTCTATTACGTCTTTGAACATCATTCAAAGTAAGATTTGCATGTTTACCATCAAGTGCAAATAACTCTTTAAAATGCACAAGATAATATCTACCTTGCTTATGAAGGATATGACAAGATTGGTAAATTTTCTTTTCCTTTCTTGATGCCACACCAATTCTGGTGAGGGTTTCACGAACTTTCAGAAAATCATCAGGTTCATTTAAAGTAACTTCTACCATTTGGTCTGGGGACCATTTCACTTCAGGCTCATTAACAACACTCATTTTCTTCCTCCAGTATCAAGTTTTTGTTTAATAAAATTAAGTTGTTCTTCAGACAGAATTCTCAAAGCTTGCTTTGCTTTCTCATTACTATAACCATAGTAAGATTTAACTACTTCAAGGTCTTTGATTTTTTCTTGCTTTAACCAAGGAGAGTATCTCTTCTTGTTTCTAACAATATTTATAAAAAAATCATATTGCAACTTTTTATCTAATGAGTGATACTTATTCATTTCATTAGCATACATTAAACAATCAATATGTCCTGATAGACATCTATTAATAATGTAAGGTGCATAATCTTTTATAGAAGAAGGATCTTCGTCCATAATATTCTTCTTTGATTGATTGATTGAGTTCAACCAATCCTTCAATTCATAAGTCATAATTAATCAAAATCAATTCTTTTCGTTCATGTTGGTCCTTCATATAATCACCAACAGACCTCATAGTATAAGTATGAGCAAACTCAATTGCTTTCCAATCTTTAAATCTATCTTTAATAAGTTGAGTTGAATTATAACTAACCATCATATCCATATGATGAGAATCGCAATCAGCAGCAAACTTATCGTGATCAAATCCTTTGTGCATTGATCCCTTGTTCCCATAGAGATTATCCTTAATGTCATAAGGAGGATCAAGATACATAAAAGCACCCCAGTATCCATCCATGAGGTAGTCATAGGAATAATTGGTTATTTTCCA